CATCTGGGAAGTAGTAAAGATACGATAGCTTCGCACAAGAAAGCTCATGATGATTATGCAAAACGGGTACTTAAAGGACTTCAAGTAGAAGCACCTCCAGTCAAAGTTCCAGCAGCTAAGAAGCCTGTAGTTAAAGCACCTACTAAAGAAGCTCCGACTGGAACCTCTGTTGTAGCGCCTTGGAAAACTATAAGAGAAAACCTATTAAAAACCTTTGAGCACCTAAAGATTACCCAAGAAGAAATTGGCGAACTAAAACAATTCTATGTAAAGCAATTAAATGACAAGCCCATTCTTAGATATGGTTGGAATGCAGTTACCAAACAACTTGAAAAGCAAGAGAGATACGATTATGTGAATAATCGTATCAATGATGTCCACCCACCTACTTTAATTGACCAACTTGGTAAGGTCATGTTTGGAGAGGACAACTCTGTAATGTACGTTAAGAATATTTGGCATAGTCCACTGGTGAAAAAATCTAAATGGGACAAGGGCTTAAAAAAATACGTATCTGTCGAAGAAAAGGGAGATCCTAAACAATCCAAGCTAGGTAATTTTGATTTTACTGCTCCTGAAAATGCGGGACAGTACGAGGCTTTAGTTAATGCCGCTATGAAAGAAGGTTTTTATCCTTACTCTGGCAAGTCAGATAGTGAAGTGATAATCTTCGTTCGAAAGAATGTAGGTAAAAATGTTAAGTCAGAGTATGAACGTATTGATAAAGAAATAACTGATGGATGGGGGAAACATCGCAAGCTTGGTGAGAAATTTAACTTTCGAAAAGAGTTTAACATTATTTCCGATCAAGCACAGAAGAAGATGGGGATTACCAAAGAACAATATAAAGACATGTTCGTTTCTAATGTCCGTTGGTGGGAGATGCAGAACCAAAGACAGATTAAAGACATTGCCTTTGATCCCAACTTTATAATGGACATCACAGATTTCAATAAACGCCAACAACCTATTTTTAGTGATTATTATCCTTTAACTAGTGAATCGTTCCCCGATGGATTCAAATATATTATTGTAAATGACTATGCCAATTCAAAGGACCCGCAAATAAAAGCATTATATAAATTAATAGCAGATCGTATTGAGTTATCTGATGGAGCTGTTCTTGTTAGAACAGATGTTAACCAAGGTATTCTTTCAGATCATGGATTGCCATTAGACGGTGGATTTTCTAAGTCTTTTTTTGTATCCCCAGGAAAAGAAGGTATGCTTATTGGAAAGCATGCGATGCACGATGCTGGCGCTGAGATATCTAAAGCGATGAAAGAGCTTGGAATAGATTTTATTATACCAAAATCTGTAGCCAAGCAGCACGGATCTCGCAATGTTATTGATTGGAGTTTTAATAAAAAAGACGGGACATTGGGATTTTCCTCAAAAGGAAAATCTTTAGACTTCGAAACACAAGTCAAAGGCACGTCAGTATACTCTATGAAGGCAGAGGATGTCCTAGGATCGTTCGGTGTGTATGACGGATACTCTGCCAAGCTTTCTGATCCTGTCCGTGTATTTAAGGCTATATGGGACGTTATGGTGGACTCTGAAATTATGGAAATTAAAAACCATAAATACAAAGAGGGCGTTTTTAAGGAGATTAAAGATTGGATTAGCAATCAAGCTCTGGGCGAAAAAGAATATAACGACATGTTGAATGATTATCTTGCTAAGGGCGTAAAAAACGATGCCGTTTTAAGTAAACTTATAAAAAACTTTGAAAAATTGGGGGTTACTGAAGTTAACAATGCTTTTAAGGAAAACACCATAGCTGCTAAAGCTTTTCGTGAAGCAGGGCGAAAAGAGATAATGGATATCTTTGAGGTAGGTATGGAAAAGGGTGAGATTAATTTTAATGCAGAAACTGCGCCTATTGCAGAAGATTTAACCGCAACTTTTCAAGCCAGAAAGCGATCGAGAGGCACAGATGGTAATGTGCTAAGTAAGAGATTGGCAGATGATCATTCAACCCAAATTGCAAAATATTTCTTAAAAAAAGTCATACGACCCAAAGTTCATAGTTCTGGTAAGGCAATTATGCGTTCATTGGATCTTGAACTTGCACAGAACGAGATCACTAAAAAGCTAATTGAGAATGAAGAGTTGTTTTTTTTAGATGATGGGATGAAAAAGAAACCTATTTATGGCATTACTAAAGACTCGTTAATCAAACCAAAATGGCAAACTTTAGGAAAAAGGTGGGATGATTTACAAGCTATAGATCCCAAAATGCCTACGCATGACCAATTAAGTAAAGTTTTAACTGCTGCTGTGGTTCGGACACCGATGGATAATATATCAGCATTAGCTACATTAAAATTTGGTGGGTTTACTGGTCGGAAAGGTGGTGGCATCCTTTTGCATCCAAGGGTTATGGAAAGATTGGGTGGCGCTGATTTAGATATTGATAGTGCTAATTTTTACTTTAATGATTCTTTACCTGAGGTTGTTAAAGACCTTGGTGCTTTATATAGCAATGAGCTTTCGCGTATTAAAGCGCATGCAAAAAAGAATATGGGTGGGATGAAAAAAGTAGAACAAGAATTTTTAGTAGAAGAAGGTATGAAAATACCTAATTCTTACCTGAACATGTTTGATCCTTATAGTAGATTGTTAAGAGCCAATAATATTCAACAGGCAGCTTCAAGCATGAGGGGCGTGGCTGTTAATTCTCGCTTTACAATGAAGTGGTTATATCAACAAGCAAAAGCAAATAAGGGTACATTTCGTTTCACTGTTATAAAAGAAAGGGATAATGCCGAAGGCTGGACTTTTGAGTTTAAAGCTCGAGATTCAGAAATGGATTTAAAAGCAAAAACAACTGCCGCTATTAATATGGCTGTTGACATTGCTAAGTATAACGGTAGAATGGTCTCTCGTGAAAAACTTAATTCCATATTACTAGAAGCGGGATTTAAACAAGTGCGGCTTATATCACCAAAAGGTAAGCGTTACGTTGTGAACCCAAAAAACTATGAGTTGTTGTGGGGTAAAAAGGGATTTAAATATAAGATTTCTGCAACTAAAGACGAGAAGGGTGTAGAGATTGGTTTTTACGAAACTCCTGCAGGTGCGCTATCAAATACCATGAAACACTTTTTCAGTAGAAACTTTGCAGAAGGCAGGCCTTGGACTCACAATGAAATCAGAGAAGCTGCCCAACAACACCCCAGTGAAGATACTAGCCATTTGTCTACTGTAGCTGAAATATTCAAATCATTAGATTATCATGATTCTATGCTAAATAGGGTTATCGGCAATATAGATGGGTTTGCTAAGTTTGGTAGAGAGATTAATGCTGAGCTAAAAAATAACCCCGAGCTTATAAAGTATATTCAAAAAGATTTTGCTGGGGTATCATTAGCTAGTAATATTAATAGAATTAAAATATTGTCTGAATATTATGTTCCTTTTTCACACATGGAAGGCTATAATGCTTATTATAATATTGCTAGGCCGAGTGGGATCAAGAAACTTGCTCATAATAAAATAGATTTTCTAAAGTTTAAACTGCGTTTAGAAAGAAAAGATCTATTGTTTAAGAACATGAAACAGTATATAGATAAAAACGGTGAGCTAAAAGACCAAAGATGGAACACAGTGTGGAAGCGTGAAAATTTCATTAAGCGACAGATAAAAATCGTAAACGATTTTATATCTAATGATCTATATGACTTTGCTTCTGTTAAAAACACTTATGATTTTGGGAAAATACACAATATGCCTGGTAGGGATGCTGACATAACTAACGAACTATATAAATTAGCTAATAACCTAAAAGTTGAGTTTAAAAAGGTTCGCAAAAGTGCTAATAGCGATCCCGCTTTATCAGCTACTGGTACGGCTTTAGATCGCGTAACCAGACTGATCAAAGAAAAGATTGAGCCCTCATTATATAAATTTGTAGATGCTTACAATGCAGGTAGGCGTGAATCAGCTGAACCTATGACATATCAGGGGATAAAAGAATATTTCGACTCTATATTATACGGATCCATAAAAGGTAAAGAATCACAAGACTATTACTTTGTAGAAACATTGGTTTCGGATAAAGTAGCACAGCACCATGCTGATATACGCTCAGATATGTTTAACGATGCTATCGAACCTAGGCCTATAGAGAAAATTAAAGAATCGTTGTCTAATTATCCAGGTAATCGCATTGGGAATAGTGCAGTGGAATTTGAGAGCAATGTACTAAAAGGTATGCGTTATGACGGTAAGAAAAAATTAGATAAGGTAGAATTAAAAGATAAAGAAGTTATTAGACTATTAGACGATATTAAAAATGTAATTAGTGCTAACAAGGATGGGTATTTCAACGAGTGGTCAAAATCAGACATCGAACAGTTTTTTCAGGGAGAGTTAAGGAAAAGAGGTATTGGCAGAATAGAAGATGCTGATATATATGCGTTACGGGGTATTCGTAATGAATTAGTGGATTGGAGAAAAGGGAGGGGTTTCTTTCGTTGGTTCACAAGAGGCGGTGGTCGGAACCTAATTAAATCTTTAAATGAGATTGGAGACGACGACAAAATTCGCGTTGCTGGTAACCACTTTATGAAGCCCACAGAAAGCACAGCTAGTGATATGTACTATAATGATATAGTTTCTGTTTCTGAAAGATTTCCAGTTACCATGAGTAATAAAGAAGGCAAATTAGTTAAGCTTTATGCGGAGGCAAAAGTTCCCATGTCTCATTTTGAGATTATGATCAAAGATGTTGCTAATATGCTTGATCACCCAAATCAAATTAGAAACATGGATGAAAATTTATTACAGAAAATGTTTGGGCAAACTTCTATTTTAGATAAAAACAAAGGCGAAGCTTTTGACAAGTTTCATGATATTGTTACTAGAGATATTGAATTAACAGGTGCGATAAAAACCAAGCGTGATTTAGAGGACAGTGGTGCAAGGCAAGAAAAAATTGATAATGCTGAACGAAGAATACAACAGTATATGGCCCGTAGAGCTGAGGGTGAAAAATTACGTAGAGAGTTAGAAAAAGAAGAGTTTGTTTATCTTGGTCAAAGACGCAAGGGCTCTGTGGTTATAGATATGATGACTGAGCGATTACAAAATGTTGCTGAATATATATATAACAACAAGGTTCGTATTCAAGATGATTTTGGCGATATGTTATTAAAAAATGCTTTTTATGATGTGAAAAGCGTGCAGGTTAATAATGAAAAATATGATCTAATAGATTTTCGTTTAGATGCAGCAATCAAAAAGATTATAAAACCGCTTACTCAAGAAGGATATGTTCCTCGGCCAGGACAAAGACAATTGTCTCACGATGAAACAATGCTGTTTGTTTACGAGCAAAAACTCAGAAGACATGCAGAAGACTCTATTGAAAATGGTAAACCTAAAAAAGGAACTGAATACGAGAATGATGTCGCTAGAAGTTTGAAGCAAGTTCGACAATTAGATGCGATGAAAGATGTAATGCTTGATGAAAATGGGAATGAGTTACCTGGATTCGATTTTATTACCAAAACTGTAAGGAGTAAAGCAGAAATTGACTCTCATATTAGAACTTGGTTCCGCTTGATTCGAGAAAAAATGGATGAGCTTAATTATAAAAAACTTGAAGAATTATCAGAGCAACGTGAAAAATGGGAATTGACTCCTAGGTGGACTAAGTTAAATGAAGCTCGATATCAAGCTCATCTAAAATACTTTGCACTGAAAAAAGCTGGTGTCTTAGATAAGGGTATTTATCTAGAAAAGTTTGGTCAATTGCGTGGGTATATAGAAACCACAGGTCATCAAATACCATGGAAGATAAATTCAAAAACAGGTGAAAAAATAGCTTATAGTCAATATGATATGGATAATCTATTGGCTTTAAAGAAGATAGATATTCCTTTATATATAAAAGAGAAAAGAAGACATGACTTTATGACCATGTTTCGTGGTACAGGTAGGCAAGAGGGTTATGTACCTCATATGGATTTTGATCCTATTAAGTTAGGAAATGATATTGTTAAAAAAATGGAAATTATTGAACGTTCTGGTATGACGACAGAACAAAAAACGAAAGCAATGGAGAATCTGGCTAATCGTAGACAAAAGCTTTTACATGAAACCACCTTGATGGACAAAAACATTTCTGAAGCTGTCGCTAATAGTCTATTGATTACAGATATGTCTGCAGATGTAGGGGTAAAACAATTAGAACTATTAGGTGGTGATAGAAAACCAGGTAATGTGCTTGGTAGAAGATTTAATTTGGACGGTTATGCTAGAGATCAAGGTATATGGGGTCGTTATACAGATGCATTAAACCAGGGTACTTATAATAACCTAGTTGGTGTATTAGCAGAACAAACAATTAGAAGTTTTAATAAAAAGAATCCTATGGGTAAATATACAAAAGACTGGGAGTACTTTATGCGTGTTTACGCTAGAGATGTTGTTGGTGCTCCCTCAACTGTATCTAAAGAAATATTGGATAGTGAAACTATGAATATCAAGAATACTCCATGGTGGTTTATGAGCGATCAAGCTTGGTATGGTAGTAAAGCAGCAAGAAAAATGGCACATCTTTGGACAGGTAAAGGTAAACCAGATGAATCAGTTAGGAGGTTGTTTGACTATAAAAAGAAGACGGGCCAAATAAGAGAAAAAGATTTTGAATCTTGGTGGAAAAAACAAAAAGATTTATTTGAAACTCCATATGATGAAGAAGGAATGCCAATAAAAGAGAATATAGAATTTTTCTCAAGACGTTTAAAGCAAGTATCTATGGCAGAGGGTAAGTTTGCTATGGCTACATTATTAGCGCGTGCAAAAACTATGGTAGGTAATGTGTTTGGTGGCGGAACTAACAATTGGGTATATACGGGTTCTCGTAATATGTGGCGTGCTCGCGATATAGAAGTCTGGCGAAGTATTAATCCAAACCAAGACGAGTTAAAAGGTCCCGTGTTCAAAACAATGAACGATGTCTATAAATGGGCTGAGACACAGGGTGTTATTGAGGGTATCATTTCTTATGAGATTGGTTTGGTGGGTAAAGCGAGACCAACTAACTATGAAGCTTTTGTTAAAGATCTCACTACAATGTGGAAATCTGATTCTATTACTAAAGTCAGTATGAACGAATTAGCTAAAAAACATAACATTTCTCAAGGTGTAGTTGATAAAGCTAGTTGGTTTATGAGAAAATCAGAACGATTTTTACGATTAAATACTTTTTTATCAGGATATTTGCAAATTAGAGAGTCTAATCACCCTATTGATTTTAAGCTAAACGATCCCTATTTAATCAATCAAGCTAAGAAGGCTGTTAAAGCAGCTCAGTTCTTTTATCATGCTCCGTATAGACCTCCATTTGCGAGAACATCCGTAGGAAAAGTATTTAGTCGTTTCAAATTATGGGCGTGGAACTCTGTGAAATTTAGAAGAGAGTTATATCAGGAGGCTAAATACAGAGGATTTGAGATAAACTCAAGGGAGATGGAGCGTTTACAGCGCCTGGCTATGGCAGATATGTTTGTATTGGGTCTAGCCAATCTTTTACCATACACTATGTTTGATTATTCTCTTCCTGCTCCATATTCTAATATGCAAGATATTGCAGATTGGGCGTTTGGTAGCGATATTCAAAGAGATCGGGCTTTCTATGGGGCGCTGCCGCACCCCATAGCGCCCTTACATGAGCTTATGCCTTCTATATTTAGAGGCCCTGAAGCTATTTTTGGCACCATATTTACAGGTGCTTGGGATAGGCTTGCATCATATACATTAATGAGTTATGTGCCATTTGGATTATTAAGTAGAGACATGTACAGGTCCTTTCAAAATCCCGCTATGCTTATGGAATTTACTACAGGTATTCCGATACATCAGCTTGGCAAAGCTAAGAAAGATATTGCTGCTAATAAAAAAGCCCCTGCATATAGCCCTGGTTTCTTTTAAGTTCTTGCAAGTAAATAGCAAGTAAATAATTGTTTATAAATCACAGTTTTTAGAGGGTAAGATTCTCTAGCGCGCCTGCTTTGGGAGCAGGAGGTCGGAGGTTCGAATCCTCTCACCCCGACTGACGACAAGTAGTCATTATGTTCTTGCTATATTCTTTGTTGCAAGTAAATAACAAGTAAATAATGGCGTCAATCTACTCAATTCGTGGAATCTATTATCTTACGGTATGTAGGAACTATACTCGCAAAACCGTTTGTTTACATACAAGGGATAAAAAAGAGGCAAAGAAGAAAGCTCGTATCCAAAAAAACAGGCTCGAGAATAGCCTTCTAAAGCCCAAAAAGGCCGTATATAAGCCGTTTAGTATATTGGTTGACCTTTATATCCAATATCCTGGTCACCCTTGGAAAGAAAAGACTCGTTCCGACAATTCCTGTAGATTAAAGAAGTTTCTTAAAAACAGGATCTTACCTGAGAATATTTCAAGCGCTCATAGCTATAAACTAACTATTAATAGCTGTATTAACTGGGGGATTGAAAATGGATACTCCACAGATCAGAAAAAATTTTCTAATGTTGGTAATGCACCCTCTAGGCTGAGAGTATATAACCAAGAGGAGCTCAAAATCATCACAAATGATTTTGTAGGTGGTTTTAAAGATAACAAATTTACTCGTTTTTTAGAATTTGCATATCAAACAGGTGCCAGGTCTAAAGAAATCCGTAATTATAAGAATTATAATCTAGTAGGTGGCAATTTAATTGTTCCAACTAAAAAGACCAAAAGCAACCCTCTTGGCAAACGTGTAGTTATATTAAATAAGCGTGCTACTGAATTGTTAGATGATTATTTATATACAAAAGATTACGTTGGTAAACGATTTCATAGTGAGGCGTTGCGGTATGATATATTAGATGCTCGGTTCCACGATCTAAGGCGTACATTTGGTTATAATTTATTATCACAAGGAATGAGTTTGTTTAAAGTCAGCAAGCTTTTAGGGCATAGTAATACAGATACTACATATCGTCACTATGCCCCGTTGCTTGTCACGGATGTGGAGGAATTTAGTCTCTAGAATCGTTTTTAAGGTCTTAAACCCTAAGTAGGCTCCACTTTTTCAGTGTAACGTGATTTTATGGCACTAACTATCGAAATATCAACTTTTTAATCTTTCCCCACATTTCTACACAGAATACTGCCAATAGCATTAAGCCAAAAGCAAGTAAGACTGAACCTATTCCTAAGCAAAGTATTGAACCTGCTAGTTTTACTATTATATCCATTTCATTTGCCCCATTTCTTCCTTTTTACTATGGTTGCCATAATACCATAATTGGATACATCTAAAAATGCATCATCTAATGGTTCATCAATTACGGCAGCACGATGATTGTTTATTAACAATGTTTTTGCGCGTTGAATTTTATCGTTCATGCGAAACCAAAGTCCTGTTAAAGAGAGTTTTATTTCACTCTTAGTTTTTAATTGAGATCCTACTGATATATTCTGGGGGCCATAATCATGTTGTTTCCTACAGAATAAGAGGTATTGCTCTTTTTGTATTTTTTTAAATTCATTTGTGGTCTCTGGATAGTTTTTTTCCATTAGGTATAAAACCTCAGCATCACTTGGTGCCGTATCGAAAGCATCCATGACCCGTAAAACAACCTTGTCGGTTGCCTCTATTTCTTTTTGATCTACTATTGTAAACATATATTCCTCGTTGTATTTATCTGCCGTAGTGGGCTCGACGCAGGCGTCGCATATTAATGCTCCGCCTGCTGTCGGCTTGTCACAATCTAGACAGTGGTTAGGTAGTGGCATGAATTATTCAAGTTCATACAAAAAATCTTTGCCACAGTTTTCGCAAAAGTAATTTTCTTGAACATTATTCTCTGGTTCCTTTGCTTGGTATGTTTTTTCTTTATGATCACAAGCTAAGTCACATATATTGCTTACAATATTTTGTTCCTTTTGTGTACCATCGCGCGTATCCCATAGCAATTGGATAATTTTATCTAATTTGCTAATCGCTTGACTTTTTGTCATCAATTTTATTCCTTTCTGCCCAAACTGCATCAATGTAATCACCCCAATCATGAACGTTCCATTTTTTACACACATCCTTAAGGGGCATGGGTAACGTAAAAGCTTGATCGATTTGCTTACAAAATGTCAAAACACTTGTTAAGTATTTAATTTGAACAATTCCAACATTGTCGCCACTGTACTCTTCTAATATCTTTCCTGCTTTTGTTTCAAAGGTATTATCCATAAACAACCTCTTTTAATGGTTTGCAATGTTTACAGACTTTTCTTTCAAGCCCATAGGCAGGAAAATCAGCTAAATAGGTATGTGCATAGATTGTGCTTTTATTGCTAATCTGATACACACGCTTACAATCAGGGCATTTTTTAGGCTCATTTTTTTTAGGTTTCATATGAGACCTTTCTTTCGCTTGTGGCGAAATATTATTTATTTTCGATGTACTGAATTGTGTTGCGGTATTTTTCAATTGCAGTTTTATAAGTTTTATAATCAGGGTGATCGGTTCGATTGACGCCTGGTATCACTGCGGTTTCAAAATATCCGCATCGATTTTGCATTACCCAGCATTTTTTGTCCCGAGCCATACATTTCTTATTGAAATAATTAGCACATTCTTTTGCTGCCATTGATTCAATATTCATGCGTGTCCTGTAACTTCATCTCCTATATCGTAATTAGTAATAGCACTAACCGATTTAACCCACACTTCATCAGGACTTATATCCATTATGCTTGCAATTTGTTGTCTTATGACTTCAAACATATATTGTGTGCTGAGTTCTGCCATTTCATTACTAATAGGAAATTCAACTGTAACTGTATTTTTTGTAACTTCTTGCATTCTATCTTTCGTTAAGACAAGGCTCTGAATGCCAACCCAGAGCCTTATCACTATCACTTCATTATCCTGGCTTTGGCCAGCTCTAAAAATTTTAAGCTGTCCCAATGCCAACATTGCCGTCATTTGGCAATATTTTTAGGGAGTTATTTGGATATGGAAGGGGCTAATTTCCATGTTGAAGATTTTTCACTTCTAAAACTCCCTAATCTTCTTTCGATAGAATGCCTATAAAGTCCATAAATGGCATGAGTACCATTGGGACTTCTCTGTCTTCTCGGATTACTACTGCGTCACAATTCCCCAGTTTTAAATATAAAGGTAAGGCTGCTCTTCTTTTTGCTTGGATTTTGAAGTCTTTGATACCACAGAAGTTTTTGACGAGAATGTCAACGTCTTCTGTAAGACCCAGTGACTTACCATTACTAGCATAAGCACGAACAGCTTTGATACCATTTTCATTAAGGATATCAACAATTTCATACTCAAACCTGTTCCCCTTCCTTTTAGATTTACTTGCCATTTTTAACACCATTCATTTCTGGCATTTTGTCAATAATTTGTTGCATTTTTTGTATTAAGCTTTGAGACCCATTATTTAATTTTAAAGTAACAAGGTGGTCCAATAATGCTGTTTTGATTATTCCAGATTCAATGAGGTTGAATATAATTTTATCCATTATACGCTCCACAAACTGAATTGAGCTGCTATTTCTATTGGTTTAAATCCCAAACCGACATTTAAATGCGACCCGTTGGATGAGCTGTGTGTTATAGTAAGTGAGCAAATCCACAGGAATCCAATACGGATTCCTGTGATACTATCAGTGTTATGCTGCGTTATTTCAAAGAATTTCACGATATTTTCAACCTTTTTATTTTAGGAATCTTAGCGTAGTCTTTATCTCCACCTTCTAAGATGTCCTTTCTTAATCTTGCTTTATCTATTTCAGTTTTGATCCTGGTATACTCCTGAGGAACTGAATCCTTATCTAGTATTTCTAAGGCACCAGGACTTTCATAGGAAGTATATTTAAAGCCATTGTTTTCAACAGTGGTTTTAGTCCCATCTCTTTCACCAATATTATCAACTGCAGTAATAATTAATCCTTCTAAAGATTTCCATCCCTTATTGGTTGCAAGAAGTTTTTTTCTTAATTTACTGAGGACATCATTGTAGATGTCAATTTGGCATTTAAGTTGTTCTGTTATAAGATCTTTCTTAACCATTACATGTTCTATGTTTTCTATCTTCTTCATTATGGCTGTAGAAATTTCTTCAACTTTGTTTTCAAGGGTTATTTTTTCCTGTTCATCAGATTCCATTTGCATATCTAAATGTGCATCGAAATAAGATTCTAACAGTTCATATGTAGTTTGCCTTTTGGTTTCAACTGGCGTAGCTACGTTATGGATATATTCATCTTCGCCTATTGTTCTTGGCGATTTGTAAATATCTTTTGGTTTATATTCAGTTTCCATACTTATCCTTAATTAATGCGCGGACTGGCTCGCTCGCCCTATGGGCTCGCCAGTCCGCTTTGATTAATTTCATTAAATTGAAAATACAATGGATTAAACTCCAGCGTAGTTTCAAAATTAGTTGCGTCTCTTGACTTCAGTGATCTAAACACTCTTAACTGAGATTCGCGATTCCCTTCAATCCCCATAACCTTATCGGCTTTTTGAGCAATTGAAGAAGAATGTTTTGCAGCATGAATGTCTAAAACTCCCTCTCTGCTACCTGATTTAGTAATATGTGCTATACCAAATATGATAATATCCTGATTAGCTAATATTTGGCGTAATCCACGGATAATTGTATCAATTTTCACCATACTATCAGATATATATTGACTTGATCCAACGTCTTCTAGTGTGTCAATCACAAGAATCTTGGGTCTTTCCTCTGCTACTAAATGTCTAATAGATTCAATAGTAGGAGGCATAGTCAACGTCTGAATAAAGTTTATATCATCACTCCAGGAATTGTCATTTTCTTGGTAGTGATTTTCAACTTCGACTTCTGTCTTTGACTTGTCAATTTGCTGGAATCTTCTAAACATCAAGTACTCAGTAACTTCTAATGACAACCACACTGTAGGTAGTTTAGCCCTTAATACAATATTTTGCATTAATGCGGTTTTACCTAAGCCTGTGTCACCCATAAGAATATTTAATTCGTTGGGAAGAAACCAGTAGTCTTGACCAATAGAAGGGTAGAGGTCTTTTAAATTAAAACCCTCTTCACGAAGGTTCTTTCTTACGCGCTGCACGTATCTCTTTTCAATATCCTCTGCTGACATTAAAGCAACCAAAGGATCGTTTCCTTTTGCTTTGCTAGAATAGTATAAGCATTTAGGATCGCAATACTTGTCCATCATTTTATCTTGACAGCCATATCTATATCCACCCGCATAACAAGAAGCAACGATATTATCGCGTTCTTTGTTTTCTAAGCTTGGTACCCATCCATCTATTATAGAGTGCACGGCTCTTTGGGGTAATCCATGGCGTCTATAATAACTAACCATGCGTAATATAGTTATATGGCGTTGTCCTGTTTGTGGACCTTCGTTATACATCTTCTGAACACAAGGAGCAATGGATGAAACTTCAACTTCTTTTGTCACTGCTGAACCATAGTCATGGTTCTTGTATTTAGTAGGTAAAACTGGTTCAAATAAGGTCGTGTGTTCAACGCTTTCGAAATCGAGTTCTCTAAATGGTTTTTTAGATTCTTCATGAATCTTAGTCCAAGAGAAGTTCATTATTTCTTTAACAGTGAACGGTGTTTTATACAAACCAGTTTTATTATTTTTAGTCCACCCAACTCTAATGATACGAGTTCTATCGTATATGTTTGGGTCTGCTTCAGGAAAATATCTTGTAAGTGTTTCCTTTACAATCCCAGGTAGATCTTTGGATGCTTCAAAACCAAAAATGTTTGGTAGATGTATATGATAACCCCTACCTGAAAACCAAGGTTGTATATAGTTTTCAGGTATTTCCAGGCCACCAATCATATTGCGTATACTTTCCCGTGTACGTTCTAGTACATATTCATCTGAATTTTCGCCCTTATCTATATCAAGAATGATTCTATCTAAGTAGCATTTTCCTTTAAAGGATTTTACAGTTTTGAATGTTTCTAGATGCTTAGGAAAGTCAGCATTGAAAGTGTAATAAGATCGATAAAGTTCTTCTCCGTTTATGTAGTCTTGCAAAGCGTCAACTTTAATTGCATGATTTCTATTAACAGTTGAGCCAATTGCAACTTCTATATATTTAGAACTATCGATCACAATTTACTCCAATCTTAGTCTGTGTGGGTAATTACCCACTTCAAGGATTTTCCAGGTCATTTCTCTAGAACCTGGCAATCTTTCTTTTCGAGTTTTAACCTTGCCACTTTCTCTAAGTTTTCGCCACGCTCTTGATACGGTGTCTACTGTAAACTGTCTATGATACTTAGCATTTATCCAGTTTCTAGCATTTTCCATTTCATGGCTGGCAATATATCCTGCGTTAACCGTTAAACGGTAACGCAGGTATGCACTTAGAGCAGTTTCAAGGGTTATTTGCTTGGGCATTAAGAGATCAATCTTGAAGTTGCAGAATCAACAGCTTGTTTAATATTATTAGCTGGTTGAATATCATTAGTTACTTGACGAACAGGTCCAGGATTAGCAGAAGGTTCTTTATAAGCAGTAGGGTATCCACTTTTTATCCAATTGCTATAGAACCAATCAGCAAAGCTTTGTTTGTCTCTATCTATAGCTCCTACTCTGTCCCAAGAACCATAGCCCCCTTTTTTCTTTGTGTAACTTAACAGAAGTAACTCTTTACCTATACATTGGTCAACTGCTTCTTTAGCTACACCTTGTTCGGTAATATCGATTTCTTTAATTTCACAGATCTTAAAAAGATCATTTAAATTAAATGGTAGTCCAGCGATATCACCAGTTTGAGTGTCTTTAGTAAGTTTGCCACCCAAAGTAACAGTTTTTTTCCAACCATTTTTAGCTAGTTCTACCTGTAATTCTACAGCAACTTCTTTGCTAAATTTATTTTTAACTGGGTCTGAAGTAACGTCAACTGCACTAGTGATAGTAGCTTCATCGACATAAATTCCTTTACCCATACTTCCTTCATTTGCACCATTGGAATTTGATTTTATTTGAATTTTGGCCATGCCTAATTCCTTTCTATGTAGATTGAGTTCCAATTAAAAGGCAATATTTGCCCTTTAATATGTTCGCATCGCGTGCCAGCTTCTAAAGCCTGGCCACTTTTAAACGATACTATTAATTCCTCTGTTTCTGCATCGCGCATCATGTAACCGATTGCGTCTGCATCACTAGAGATTTGTGTTTTCACTTTACCTATTAGGTCAAGACTTTCTGGCGACACAATATCCACACCTTCTTTGTTGTGTATTGCTGCCAATTTTCTATGTCCTATTAGTATAAGATGAGGGGTAAGGGATTTAAGAGTCTGTATATATACCATCATATTTTCTCTAAGATATGCATATCCAGCACCGAACCCTTCTATATCCCCAAGATGGGTTGCCCCATATTTTTCGCACAATGCTTTTACTATCCAATCTTCTAGTTTGTCAATAGTATCTAATGCTAGATATTTATGTCTAGTACTGAACTCAGGATCTGCTTGTGCACTTTCAATAAACTCTTTTAGCTCTGCTAAAGAGTTTATTCCATGATAATAGCCACTTAACATATTAGAACCTTCTTCGGTATCTAATACATAGCAACTGTCAAGTTGAGATAAGACTGTTGTTTTTCCTACTTTAGGGGGTCCGTATAGAACTAAGATCCTCGGGTCATGGGAAATAACAGGTCTTTGTTTAGTTAGTAAAGCCATTTTGGCTCCTTTTTTTTTACGTAGTAGTAAGTTATTTGTTCGATATTCTTGTCTAAAGTATGAATAACTTGCTATTATTGTCAAGTATTATTTAGCAAAACTTTACAAAAAAGTTCTTGCTTTGCATACTTTTATGTCAAGAAATTCTAGATATACATAGAAATGGGGTGTTAAAATGGGCATTGTAGAAATGAATATGATAGATTTTGTTAGAGAATCTATTTTAAAAAGCAATAAATCAATTCAAGAATGGGCAGATGACTTAAGTATAAGTCGCCAAACAATATACGATTGGTTAAACAAGGACGTTAACATTCGTCAAAAAAATGTTTATCGAATTGCAAAAACTCTTGAAAAAGAAATATTGATAACCAATGGAGTTGTAAAAATTGATGCAACTAAAAAAAAGGAGGAAACAACTGAAATGGACTTTACTAATCGTGTAATAGAAACACTACTTGACGACAAAAAACGATTGCTAAATAAGATAGAAAAATTAAATACTGCTAGAACTGAAGTACAATATCAACCTCATCCAGAAGCGTTTAATGCTGTTGCTGATGGTCTTGAAAATATTACCAAGCAATGGAATTGGGCGTTCTACCATAATTCTAAGCCAATGTCGTGTTCTCGTGATGATACACTCCGTGCCATCAATCCTGCATTAGAAAAAATTATTGGATGGACTGAGGATGAACTGCGAGGTAAATCAATATTGGATTTAGTTCATAAAAATGACAAAGAAGCTGTCATTCAAGCATTATCTAAAGTAAATAGAGATTTGTCCGTCAGAGTAAAAAAGAAAAATGGAAATTATTGTTTAATGCACGTAGTGGCGAAAGAGTTCGGAACAAATGGTATGAGGTATTCTATCGGTCTTCTGACTTGCGTTGAAAAAGATTGTCCAGATTGTGATAGTGAACATTAACATCTATAGGAGAAGATTAAGTCTTCTCCTATAGATTATTAGTTCTGTTTTTAGAACTGGTTTAATATATAACCTTTAACGCGTCTGTTCAATAGCTTTGCTGCATCTTTTAGGTTTGCTTTGAAAGCATGAACTTTTAAATCTTCGCCATGTCTCTGACAAATTGTATTTTGCGCGAAATCAGTTTCTTCGTAATTATCTATAAGTAGAAAACCACTTTCAGGCCAAACATTACCTCCTCGACTTATTTTATTAGTTATTACTTTAAAAATAGTACAATCTGGCATTTCATAGTCTTTGATTTTCGGGATGTTTTCTTTTGTTAATTTCTCAGCTTTTG